TTTTGGATTCGCTCGACATCCAAAGTCTGGATCTGTTCAACCCCATATGGCTGGAAGAGCACGGGTTCTGGTTCTACGTCTCGAAGATCAACAACTTCCAAGCTGGCAAGATAACAAAAGTAGACTTAATACGAATGTAATATGGCCGAAGAACAGAAAAGTACAATTTACAACGTCCGTGTAACAGCTGAGGATGCTCTCAAGACGTTAGCCGAATTGAAACTCCGGTCCCAGGAGTTGAGAGATCAGCAGAAGGCTCTGGGCAAAGTGACCGAGGAGAATGCTCAAGAGTACTACGCACTTGACAACCAGATCAAGGCGATCAACACCGAGGCGAACAAGTACCAGAAACAAATCCAGAACAGCATTAAGCTCCAGAACCAACAGGAGACAAGTTTAGCAAAACTTAGAACCCAGTTGGCTTTGGACAATGCCGAGTTTGCAGAGTTGGGCAATTCGATGCAGGACGCAGCCCGTAAAGCCGAACTCGGCAAGCGTATTGCAGAGACAACTGAGGAGCTCAAAGCTCAGGAGGAGGCACTCGGAGACTACCGCCGATCTGTCGGTAACTATGAGAAGGCAACTGATAACCTGAAACAGGAGCTCAACGACTTGACCGACACTCTGATTCGGATGGCTCAAGCCGGGGATACGAGTTCAGCGTCCTTCAAGGAGATGGTCAAGCGAGCTGGTGAGCTCAAGGCGGCAGAGGACACGGTCAATACAGCCATCGACCAGACTGGACGAGGAATCGACACACTGGTCGCTGTCACGGATGCAACTTCGGCAATCACTTCTGTCTACGGTTTATGGACCACAGCCACTCAGGTATTGGGGAGCGAGAACGAGGAGCTCAATGCTACCATGACGAAGATGATAACCATCATCACGGCTCTCTCCTCTCTGTCTTCTCTTCAAGCAGCTCTCTCCAAGACAGAAGCCACGTATCGTGCTGCATCCAACTTGGTTCAGCTGGTTGGCATCAACCAGACTCTCGCCGAGACGAAAGCGATAGCTGCTAAGAACGCTGTCCAGGGAGCTGGCAACATCCTCACCAAAGCAGCAGCTGCTGCTACATGGCTTTGGAACGCGGCTTTGGCTGCCAATCCTGTTGTGTTAGTGGCAGCGGCAGTGGGCGGATTGGTGGCTGGAGTGGTTGCTCTTACGAGCGCATTTAACAGTAATACGGAAGCTCAGGAGAGAGCAACACGGGCAATGGAGGCATACAATCGAGCTGCCGAAGCCTCCACATACGTACTGGACCAGATCGAGACTAAACGAAACACTCTGTCCAAAGCCGAGGAGATACGGGGCAAACGGGAAATAGAGAACCTAAAAGCCAACCATGCCACGTCGGAACAGATAGCCGAAGCTCAGCTCAAAACAGCCAACAAGCTCCGAGAGATCGAGATGAATGCAGCTCGTCAGAGACAGATGGCTGCAATGGACGAGTTCGACTCCTTGAAGAGGGTAATTGCAGCCAAGGAAGAGGAACTCAACACGTGGTCAGGAAGCTTGAAGAAGTACAAGGAGGCCAAAAAGGAGCTCGACGATTTGAAAGGCCGATACCAAGAACTGTTCCGGACAATCGAGAATGAAGGAGCCGCAGTTGCCAATTTGGCTCTCGAGACTGCAATAGCCAATCGGGAGGCTCAGCAGACCATTGCCGATAAGGCTCTGGAAATTGCTTTGAAGAACTCGGAAGCCATGCAGAAGATCCGGGAAGACGATCTCAGGTTCCAAACAACATTCCAGTCTACGAGCATCGCCATCCGGATGGAGTATGAGAAAAAGCTCTACAAGGCAGCTCAGGATGGAGCCCGGGAACGTCTGGCTCTCCGGAAAGCTCACGGCAAAATTACTAACAAGGAGTATCAGACGGCTCTGAATGCCATGGCTCGGTCTGACAAACAGTTCTACGAGAACCAAGCCAAACAGCTCAATGACTACCTTGCGGGGGTGAGAGCAAACATATTGGCTGTAGCTTCTGGAGGCACAGTCGATATGCAGATTGCTCAGGTTACTCAGAAGTACCAGGACGCCATGAAGGAGCTGGCCAACATTCAGCCTCCCCAGTTTGTGAGAGGTATGAGCGAGGAGGAATACCAGAAAGAGTATGCCGCTTATGAGCAGTTCCTGGTCAACAGAGCCGAACTCGAGAAACAGATCCAACAAAACCTCCAGGATGAGATTAAAAAGATCCGCGAGGACGCTACCAAACAGCAACTTGAACGATTCAACCAAGCTCTCGACGAACAGTATGCCGAGGACCTCTCAAAGGCAGCAGACAACGAGAGGAAGAAGCTGGAGCTCGAGAATGAGATGCTCGAGAAACAAATTGAAGCCAGGAAAGCTGCCGGGGAGAAAACCTATGAGCAGGAGGCCCAGCTACGAGCCAACAATCTTCGTCTCCAACAAATGGACCTCGACAAGGAACTCGCTCAAGCTGAGTTGAATCACAAGTCCAAGTATGAGATACGGAAAAGGTATCTGGAGGCTGAGTTGGCAGCAGCTCAAGGAAACGAGGACGCCATTGCTCAGATCCAACTCGAGATGGCTGAGAACGAGGAGGCTTTATGGGAAGAACGAATAGAGAAGCTCCGGGAGTATGCCGAAATGGCATCCGGCTTTGCTAATGCTTTCAACGACTTGGCCAGTGCTCTCGGGGAGCGTCGGGTTCAGGAGGTAGAAGAACAATACAGCCGGGAGGAACAGGCATTGGCGAATATGTACGCCAATGGCCAAATCACGGAGGCCCAGTACAACGAGAAGAAAATCAAGATGGAGAAGCAGAAGGAGAAAGAACTGGCCAAAATCGAACGGGAGCAAGCTATCCGGGAGAGGGCAATGGGCTCCTTCGAGATTGGCATTAATACTGCCATCTCCATCATGGCATCGGCTAAAATGGGATTTCCCATGGCTATCCCATTCATCGCAGCAGCTGCAGCTCTCGGGGCCGTCCAGTTGGCAGCCCTCTGGGCAGCTCCTCTGCCGAAAGCCGCAAGAGGTAAATACATTGAGGGTCCCAGTCATGCCGCTGGGGGAGTGCACATTGAGGCGGAAGGAGGCGAGACCATCATTAACAAGAAGTCGAGCCGCATGTTCCTGCCTCTTCTGTCAGCCATAAACGAACTCGGTGGCGGAGTACCGTTCACTAAAGTTGGATCGGACGGAGGATATGCTATCCGATCATTCGCTGAGGCGTCGGAACCTATGAATCGGCTTGACATGGAGAGAGCGATTCAGAAAGCATTTGGCCAGGTGAGAGTGATTGCTACAATCGAAGATATCCGGAGGGAAGATGCTAACTACGTGCAGATTCAGGACCGGGCTAATTTTTAAATAACCCAGCACAAATAGTATTTCAATATCTATTAGGAATAATTATATTTGTATCGAAATAATTTGGCACATGATATTCATCAACTTAAAAGGCGCAATTGACTCAGAGGAGAATCGGGTCATGATGGAGCTTTGGGGCGGGACCTCGGAGATCTGTTCTGTGGAGACCTTCCGCCGGGTACTTGATGAACACCCCGACGAACAGGAGGTGTGCATCAACATCGACTGTGATGGGGGCTCTGTTGAGGAGGGCTTCAAGATTTATGACCTTCTTCGCATGAGTGGGAGGACTATATACACAAATATTGTCGGGGGATGCCACTCGATGGCAGTATGTATCCTATTGGCAGCTCCGACAGAGAACCGGTCGGCAAACAGGAATTGCAGGGCACTCATCCACCGGGTATACATGCCTGTCGGGGATTGGCTCACTTCCGACGATGCTCGCAGCATTGCCGAGGAGCTTGCTCTGGAGGAGGAGGCTATTCTCGACGTGTACGTCGAGAGGACAGGTCAGGACCGGGAACGGCTCCGCAATGTCATGCATGAGGAACGCATCCACGATGCCAAATCACTTCTTGACTTGGGATTCATTTCCAAAATCAATTCATACAACACAAACCAAATTTTCAATGCTATGGCAAAAAACGAAAAAAGCGCTTATGAGAAATTCATGAGCAAAGTCAAGGCATTCCGGAATGGCAAGAAAGGCTCTCCCGCCAACTTCGACTATCTGGATGCTGAGGGTCAGGTCGTTCTCCAGACCGTAGGTGAAGAGGACAATCTGGCCGAAGGTGTAGAGGCAACTCTCGCCAACGGCGAGACGTCGGGCACTGTCGTTCTGGAAGACGGCCGGGTGGTTACTGTCGAGGACAACATCGTTACCAAAATCGAGATGGAGGAGACCGAGTCTCTCGAGGACCGCGTTGCAGCGTTGGAGGCGATGCTCGACGAGGCAACGAATCTCATCGAGGAGCAGGAGAACGAACTCCGCAACCTCCGTGGTAGCAACTACCGCCCGAAGAACCGCAAGACGGTTCTGCCCGGAGGCAAGAAGCCCGAACCCTCGGCAGCTGACCTCAAGAACGAAGCTCGCGAAAAGCTCCAGAAGGTCAACGCTGCCAAAAAGATTCTCAAGTAGTCAAACTCAAAAACTTTAAGAACTATGGCAGCTAAAAATGGCGGATTTCTTGACATGGACAAGTTCACTTTTTGTGGACGTGTCATTCAGGCAATCTCAGAGATGATTATGGAGGACACCATTCAGGGTCCTGACATCAACTCCATTCACACAGTCTTCCCCGACATCGTCACTAACACTGAGGTAGGTTACATCGGCGAGGGCGGCATGGTCGGCGTGGTCAACACCGGGTGTAACCCGGCTCCTCAGCCGTGGAACATCAACACCCGCAAGCTGAAGTGGGAGCCCGGCATCTGGGAGATCCTCCTGTCCCAGTGTTACACTGACCTTCAGCAGTCGGCAACTATCTACTCTCTCCGCACCGGCGTCGACATTCCGGACTTCACGGATACGGACTACATGAACATCGTCATCGAGGTTCTAGAACGTTCGATCATGGACTTCTGGTATCGCCTGTTCTGGTTCAATGACAAGGACGCCAAGAACGTTACCGACAGCGGTATCATTACGGATGGTCTCGACCTGAAATTTTTCACCATCATCAATGGTTTCTGGAAACAGATTACCGCCCAGGTTACAGCCAATCCGTCCCAGCGCGGAGCCACCATTACGGAAAATGCTGGGGCATCTTATGCAGCTCAGAAGCTTACTCCGGCCAAGGCAAAGGAATATATCCAGTCGGTCGTGTTTAGTGCCCCGCTTCTGCTCCGTCAGCAGTCTGACAAGTTTATCCTCGTTACCCAGTCGGTCTACGATGCCTATCAGCAGTCTCTCATGGACGCTTGCTGTCTCGAGTCGGCTCGCTTGGCTCTGCTGAATGGCATGGAGGCTCTCAGCTTCAATGGCATCCCTGTCATCGCAATGCCCATCTGGGACAAGATCATCGCTACGTCGGAAGACACTGGCAAGAAGCTCAACAATCCCCATCGAATTCTCTTCACCTCGAAGAGCGTCCTCGGCATAGGTGTTGATGCAATCGACAGCTTCGAGAAGATGCGGATCTGGTACGAGTACAAAGACCGCGCAGTCTACGTAGAACTCATGGGTCGGGCGGATGCCAAGCTCACTAACCCGGATCTGTTCTCGGTAGGTATCTAATCCTCAAAAATCTAAGAAAATGGCAGGACTTGATTGTTCTAAAATCAAAACAGGATTCACCAACCAGGTGTGTGGTAAGCCGGCAATCGCCGGCACCACCGCCAGGGTGATTCTCCTCAGCTACTCGGACGTCGACAAATCGAAGTCTGTTGTAACTGACAACGTTATCTCTTCGCTCATCCTCAAGGCCGGTGCCACGGGTTACGAAGTCGACTCGCTGCCCAACGCAACAGTTGGCTCGGACACCATCAATGCTGGCACGTATCTCAAGACCCACCAGCACAACGTGGTCGTCCGAATCTTCAAGAAGTCGGAAGCAGCCAAGAAGTTCGTAAACGGCCTGACCAATGCCCGCGTCATCGCTATCGTCGAGAACAACGACACCGGAGACAACGGGGACACCAAGTACGAGGTGTATGGCTGGGACTCGGGTCTGGAGCTCACCGAAATCACTGTCACTACCGAAATGACCGACGGCGTCGCTTACCAGGTAACTCTGGCCAACGGTACCATCGCTCAGGAAGGTTCGCTCCCGATGAGCCTCTTCAACACGGACGAAGCCACCACTGACCTCATGGTGGAGGGTCTTCTGACGGGAGGCAGCACCGGGTGTACGGTAAAGGGCATGATGGAGTTCCTGAGTAGTACTGATGAGTCCGTAGGAAATAGGGTTCCCATCACCCTGACTCGAGACAGCTGTCAGGCAATTACCAAAGTGAACATGCCCGCAGCTCCTACGTCTCCGAATCCGGCTGTTGCATTCCCGGGATCGGGACTTCCGGCAAACTACATCTTCGTCAACAAGACTACCGGAGCCGCAGCTAATCCGCCCAAACTGTACTACACCAACAACTCTGGGCCCTCCCAGACGGAAACCCAGTGGGGTGCCAAGATTGACGACGCAAACATCCGGAAGCTGTACATCAACGGAGAGTATGTCATCGTTCTGAACACCTATGTGGGTGCCCCGAAATCGTAGCACTCATGACTGACATGCTCGAAAGACTGAGAGCTTACCAATCCAAGTATGGGTCCCTGAAAGGCGAAGCCTATCGGGCCCATACATTGGAATTGGAAAAGAACCCCGCTCTCCATCGAGAAGTAGACGAACTTTCTCGGTACTTTTTGAATAAGTCAGTTTCCCGATGCGGCTTCTGCCTGATCGAAGCCGACTTAGCACTAAGACGAATAACAGAACAACAAATGAAAAACGTAGCACACCCCGATTACGAACTCCGAGCAGGTACTCTGCTCCACGACCCGATCAACAAAGAGTTCAGCAAGATCCTCACTCCGAGAAACATCACGGAGGAGCTTTGCTTGTACCACATCGCATTCAACAAGGATGCGCTCTCGTACTTCACCCGAGTTCCCGAAGACCTGAACGACCGACTGGAGAAATTCATGTCTCGTTATGGCAAGGAGATGCCGGACAAGGACGTGGAAATCAAGAAGCGCCAGGCTCAGGTTCTGAGCAAGCAGATTGAGTCCGTGAAAGCCGAACTCGAAGAGCTGAACAAGAAACAGACCGAGCTGAACGCCAAGCTCGACGAGTACTCCAAAGCCATGGAGGCAATCCATGCCATTCTCGATTCTGCGAGGGCCGAGGAGAAGCCCGAGGAGAAGCCCGAGGAGAAGCCCGAGGAGAAGCCCGAGGAGAAGCCCGAGGAGAAGCCCGCCGACATCGACACCGAGGTGAAGGAGTTCATTGACGCCGGGATGGATCTGGAAGCCATCAAAGAAGCCTATGCAGACTCGCAAATGTCTGCCGGGGAGATCGAAGAGGCTTACAACCGGATAGTCAATCCCGTTTCAGAGGCTCCCAAGAAGGGAGCCAAAAAAGGAGGGTCCAAATAGGACTGGTAATAGGACGGGGTCGCTTCCCGTCCCTCCTACTATTAAAATTACGCCAGTATGAAAGTTGCACAGATCAAATCAGCTCCTCAGTTCGAATCCCGGGACTGGAGACAATATGGCATCCAAACATACGGAGATACCAACGACTTTCCCCAGACAGTCAGCGAGATTGTTCAGGCTTCAAAGACCGGCAATGCCTGCTTGAGCATATACAATGACTTCGTATACGGTCACGGGTTCAAAGATCCGGGTATCTACAAATTGCGGGTCAACAAAGAAGGGGAGAAGCTCGACAAGATTCTCCGCATGGTCTGCAAAGACTTTACGTTATGGCATGGATTCGCCATCCATGTTAACTACAATATGAACTTCCGCGTCAGTTCTATCCACCACATTCCGTTCGAGTCACTCCGACTTGCTAAGGCAGACGACGATGGATTCATTGGCCGGACAGCATATCACCCCGACTGGGGTCACCGAGACAAGACGAGGTCCCGGTGGTCCCCGTCCGACATTGAGTGGTTTCACCTCTTCAACCCGGATCCGGAGGTTATCCTGAACCAGGTAGAAGAAGCTGGCGGATGGGACAATTATAATGGCCAGATCCTCTACTTTTCAGGAGACTCCGAAGGCAGTCCCTCTTATCCAGTCCCCATCTTCATCGCTGAGATGACAGACATGAGAACTGAGGAAGCACTTGCCAACGTAGCCGGCCGAAACGCATGCTCCAACTTCTTGTCAGCTGGAATCCTGGTAGACATCAAGGACGAGACTCAAGACCAGTCCCAAGTCAATGAGACGCAGAAAGAGCTCAACAAGTTTCAAGGAGACGAGAACACTTCTCAACTGTGGTACATCCAGTGCAAGTCCAAAGATGAGGTGCCCCAGTTCATAAGGTTCTCCGGGGAGAACTATGACAAAGCATTCGAAGTAACGCAGAGGGTCATCCCGGAGAACATTGGTCAAGCCTTCAAGCAGCCTCCCATTCTTCGAGCTGTTGACGTGGGGGCTAACTTTGGGGCTGATCTCATGACCAATGCCTACAAGTACTACAACTCTGTTACAGTACGGGAGCGTCAGCAGCTGGAGGAGACTTTCGTATCGATCTTTGAGTACTGGTGGGCTCCTTTGGAAAATCCCGACTTCGCTATTCAGTCTCTCACTTACAATGCCGGCGAGACTATAGCAGACAGAATTGGCAAGGACAACATGACTCAGGTACTGGAGATTATCCGGGACCAGATGCTCTCCACTGTTCAGAAGAGAAACATGCTCAAGCTCATTTATGGGCTTTACGACGAGGAGATTATAAAACTCATGCCCGATGATACTCAACTCTAACGACCTTCGGAATGTTCGGCCGATAGCCGAGAACATCAACGATCCGGCCAGACTGGAGCCATATGTCCGGGAGGCTGAGACTCTCAGACTGGTGGATGCCATAGGAGCCAACCTCTACAGATGGCTCGACGAGACAGACTTTTCTGGCCCCGGACCTTTCCAATACGGGGACGTAACCATTACAAAAGATCAGTACACTGCCGCCATGGAAGGCGGATATTATGACGGTGGCTGTTCTGAGGATGGCAGAAGCGAAGGTCTCAAGATCGCCATTGCATATATTGCATATTCCCGATTCATCGTCAACAACCCGATCAACCCCACTGCCTTCGGGGTGAGATACAAAGATGGCGAATTCAGCACTCGAGTAGAAGACAACATCATCATCCGTAGCTCGAACGAAGCGCGGAACATCGGGGAAGCCTACCTCGAGAAGGCTATAAATCACCTTAAAGCTCTGCAGTTACTGACTCCATGTACTGAATACAAGGAGTCCCCGTCTCGTAAAATGATTATAGGACGTGATAAACTATAAGTTTAACAGATATGGGGGAGGAAATCATGAGAGCGGGAAAATGGGTATGCGGGAGCATTGTAGGGTTTTGGGGGCTTTTAGCTCCGGTCCAGGTCCTTATCCTCTGTGTCTGTATTGCCATTATCGTCGACTTCATAACTGGAAATATTGCTGACTACAAGCGCCACAAACGAGCCCATCAAAAATATGTGTTCAAAAGCGAGAAAATGTGGGACACGGGTTGGAAGTTGGGGCTCAGCATTATCGGTATTGGCATGGCCTACATGCTTGACGTGTATGTCCTCCCGAACTTGGGGGGTCTCAGCCTTGCCAACTTCTTCGCTGCCTTCATCGTCGGAACCGAGTTCTGGAGCTTTCTTGAAAACTCCGCAATCATTTCGAATCACCCCATATTCAGGGCTCTCCGGTCGTACATGGAGAGATCAGTCAGCAAGAAAACTCAAATAGATTTTGAATGCCATGAAGACAAGTAAGTATTTTAAGCCCGAGGAATTCGAGCGATGCAATCCGTCCTGCTCCATCGAAGACATGGACCAGGACTTCCTCGATCTACTGGATGACCTCCGCGAAAAGGCAGGCATTCCCCTCGTCCTCAATTGCGCTTATCGTTCCAAAGAACACGATAAGGCAAAAGGTCGGTCCGGCAACAGTGCTCACACCGAAGGTTTGGCAGTGGACATCCGGTGTGCCTCGGGCCCCAATCGGATGAAGATCCTCCAGGCAGCCATTGCATTGCGGATCCGGAGGATAGGCATCGACGGGAATTTTATCCACGTAGATGCTTCTAAAACCCTCCCGCAGGACACGATATGGACTTACTAAAAAGAGTACTCTGCACAATAGTTCTTGTAGGTATAGGCTTCATAGTAGGACGTAAAACAGTCGAGGAAAAGACCGTTGTAAAGTACGTCGACTTACCCCCAATTCAGGGGGAGGTCAAAGTCCCGGATTTGGTTCCAAAATGGGAGGGTTTTAGGAATCCAATTAAATTGATATATATCTATAAGGGCCAGGAGGAAAAGATTCCCCAAACACCCCCAGAAATCACAAATAGTGGGGGTTTTGGGGAGGACCAAAAAGAGGTGGACACCCTGGAGAGCATAAAAAGAACAATATTGGACTGGAATACGACCAGAAAATACGCCGGAACATTCTTCAAGGATCCCAAAATTGGCCAATTCGACTGGGAGGCTACAGTCCAATACAACACTCTCCAGCATCTTACATACAAATATATACCAGTTCGAGAACAAATCAAAGAAACGAGGTCCCCGAGATGGTCCCCCTTTCTTAGAGCTTCAGCTAACTCATTCGGGCAGGTTGGGGTTGGAGGAGGCATGTATTACAGAAATTTAGGAGTAGACCTATCCTATGTACGGGACTTCGAGCTGACCCGATCGGGGTATGAGGTTGGCTTTAGCTGGAAATTTTAGGAAACTACTCCGTCCCGGGCTTAGGGGAGCCCGGGTTTTTTGTGTTCCCAAGCCGAGGATATTGGCCCCCGTGGCAGGGACCAGCAGTAAACAATAATAAACAATAATAAACAATCATTGTTTCTCGATAATCGATTGAATATCAATGATTTAGGCCCTTGTAAACAATGTAAACAATAATTTAGGAGGAAAACCTGAATAGGGAATATGTGTTCTGATATTGGATAATAGTGTTCTTAAAGAGGATAAGACCCCCATAAAAAGGTTATATAGAAATCATTGTTTACATTGTTTCTCTGAGGGTGATTTTAGGGTCTAACCCATTGAGTTTCAATCACTTAGGTGAGAAACAATGAAAAATTCATTGTTTCTCTGCTATTTTTCCAGCATTTTATCATAGTATTTACCGCAGAAGTATTATGTTTGTAGTGTAAACAAAAAACCTACACAACTATGAGAGCAATAAAATCAGTACTCATCGTCACTCGAATGGGATACGTTGAGGGGGTCTTCACTTCCTTCAGAGCTTTGGCTAACTCCCGGGGAGCCACTCGAATCAACATTGAAGGTGAGTACGAGCCTTACACTGAGACTGAACTGAAAGACATTGCAGCTAACGGTCAGACATTTACCTACTTCGGCGAGAAATGCAGAATATCAGCAAGAACCTTAAACAGATAACCATGAAAAAGATTGAAAAATACGTAGTATTCAAGTATGAGGACGAGTTCGGGTTCCACTACATGAAAATGGACAAGCTTCCCGGGGAGGGACCTACATACATGGAGCCCATCTCGTTCGAGAAGAAGATCAACCCCAACTGTACTCCTGGAGCCATCACTCAACAGCCGTTTTCAGAGGACGGAAAATCCGCCTATGTGCTCAGCTCAAAATTTGTCCCCGTGTCTGGTTGGTGGAACGACAAAACCGAAGTTCTGGAATGGCAGGAAAGGACCCGGGTCTATAAGGCTCTCAAGGAGTTGAAGAGGAAAGGAGAGGACCTCAAGCTTGAGAAAGCCATTGAGCCTCTACGAGAAGTATATGCCCGGGTCAACCCCAGCAGGAGGAGCATATTTATTGCTCAGGTGGTCTACCTCCTCACTAAGTAAACATTTTTCATTAAAAAGATTGAAAAAATTTCAATATCAGGGGAAAATTGATTATATTTGGGATAAACAACATGGACAACACAATGACTATCAATCTCAGAGAATTAATTGAACAGAGGGGGCTCAGGCTTCAAGAAGTGGCAGAAATTCTGTTCCCCGATAACCGGTTTCCCCGAGCAGCTCTCAACCGGGTTCTCAACGGAAAAACCTTGTTGAATTCGGAGCAAGTCTCCCGTTTAGCAGCTTGGCTCCGTGTATCTGTCGACGACCTCTACAGAGGAGCATGGAACTCCGAGTTTAAAGGAGAGACATGTATTCTGACAAACGGGAACTACAGAGCCGAGTTATCGGTCAAAACGGGAGAGACGAGGGTGTTCCACCTCGGGTCCCTGTTTCATGAAACTGTTCTCCATGACCCGGCTATATCTCTCAGCAAGTACATTGAACTTCTGAACACCATAATCAAAAATCATCAAGCCAATGAAAGTAGAAATTAAGTTCGAGGCAAACCTCGAAGAAACTCAGGATCTCGAAATGGTCCGCAAGATCTGTCAGGTTATCGGAGCAAATCCCGTGACAGTTAAGACGACTGACGTCAAGAAATCAGTCCCTGCACAGGACGTGAAGAAGCCAGCTCCGGCTCCGGCTCCAGTCCCCAAAAAGACTGAAAAGCCCGAACCCATGCCGATGGATGCGAACTCCTCTTTGGGTTCTGACCCCGCTGTCTCCATTCAGGACATCCGGACTCTCCTGGCAAGTAAGGTGGACAATCACCGCGAAGCTATCCGGGCAAAGCTCACTGAACTGGGAGCGAAGAATGTGACGGGACTGGATGCCAGAAACTACGATGCGTTCTACGAATTCCTCAAAGACCTTGCGTAATGGGAGCCCCGAATCATTCATCTCGTAAGCACGCTATGCTTTCGGCATCAAAGGCAGACCGGTGGATCAACTGCACCCCCAGTGCCAGACTGGAGGAAAAAGTTGAGGAAACCGGTAAGCCTTCCAAGTATGCCGAAGAGGGTACTCTGGCTCACGAGATGGCAGAATGTTACCTCCGAGCGAGATTCCTCATAACGCCTGTTGACGTTACGTCTGCTGAACTCCGGAAACTGAAGAAGAGCGACCTCTACACTGAGGCCATGGACGAGCCCGTAATGGCTTATTGCCAGTACGTAACGGACCAATATACGGAAGCTCTGCGGAAAACCAAAGACGCTCTCGTTCTCCTGGAGGAGAGACTGGATTTCTCGGCTTGGGTCGAGCAGGGATTCGGCACTGGAGACGCTTGTATTATCGCTGACGGGGTCATGGAGATCATTGACCTCAAGTTTGGCACTGGAGTGCCGGTTTTCGCTGAGAACAATGCTCAGTTGATGCTGTATGCTCTTGGGGCCTTGTCCAAATTTGAAATGGTCTACGACATCAACATGGTGAAGTTGACTATTGTACAGCCCAGACAGGAGCGAATCTCATCATGGGAGATTACTCCCGAGGACCTCTACAAATGGGGTGAGGAGGTAGTGAAACCCAAAGCAGCTCTTGCTTACTCCGGGGAGGGGGAACTCCAAGTCGGGCACTGGTGCAGGTGGTGTAAAGTCAAAGCTTTGTGTCGCAAGATGGCAGACCACAATCTGGACTTGGCCAAACACGAGTTCAAAGAGCCCGAACTCCTAACCACTGAGGAGCTCGCTCAGATTTTTGAGCAAGCCCCCATGCTTCAAGAATGGGTAAATGCTGTATCTGAGCACCTGCTCTCCAAAGCCATATCGGGCGAGAAGATCCCCGGGTATAAGGTAGTCGAAGGAAGGTCAATACGGAAATGGACTGATGAGAATGCAGTTCAGGAAGTTCTTACCGCATGCGACTACACCCCGGATCAGTTCCAAGTTGTCAAACTGGCCGGAATCCCGGCAATCGAGAAGCTCCTCAAAAAGGACTTCGATTTACTGGTCGGGGACCTCGTCATCAAAGCCCCTGGCAAACCTACTCTCGTCCCTGAGTCTGACAAACGTCCGGCAATGGGAATAGAGCAAGCAAAACTCGATTTTTCAAATAACTAAACTCCAACAATTATGAGTGCAACAACTAAAGTAGTTACCGGCAAAGTCCGGTTCAGTTATGCCAACGTGTGGGAACCCCGTGCAATGGAGGGTTCCGACCGAGCAAAATACTCGGTATCAATCCTCATCCCGAAGACTGACTCAGCAACTCTGTCTCGGGTCAAGGAAGCCATCGACACGGCTCTCAAAGAAGGCATCGCCAAATTGGGTGGCAAGATTCCTCCCACGTGGAAGAACCCCCTCCGTGACGGGGACACCGAAAGACCGGACAATCCGGAGTATGCTGGGCACATGTTCGTCAATGCCAACTCGGACAACCGTCCTGGCATCGTGGACATCAATCTCAATCCCATCATCGAAAAAGAGGACTTCTACTCCGGATGCTATGGCCGGGCGTCGATCAACTTCTACGTTTTCAACACGAATGGCAACAAAGGCGTTGCTTGCGGGTTGAACAACCTCCAGAAGTTGGCTGACGGAGAACGTCTCTCCGGGGGATCTTCGGCAGAAGAGGACTTCGGCCAGAACCCGTGGGACGACGACCTTATGTAGGTTGGTATGCTGGGTCTTACTTGGGATTAGGGGTTCGAATCCCCTCCCAGCAACAAATTTAACAATAATCAACATGCCGAGACGCTTATATCTCGATACAGAAACATATAGCCCGGAGGACATTAAATCCACGGGCGCCTATAAATACATAGAATCGGGGGACTTTCAACTCCTTATAGTGTCTTTCGCCTTTGACACCTCTCCCGTTCAGGTGATAGATCTGGCCAAAGGAGAGGAGCTCCCCGATTACTTCGTTTCTGCTTTAGCTGATCCGGGGGTTGAGAAATGGGCGCATAACGCAGTATTTGAGAGACTCGTATTTAAGCGTATAGGACTACCTATCCCGATTGATCAATTGTATTGCTCAATGACCAAAGCGGCCTATTGCGGACTGCCTTTGGCTTTGGATGAACTCTCCAAAGCTTTGGTCCTCGGGGAGCACGGGAAGAAGTCGACCGGTAAAGCTTTAATCCGGTTTTTCTGCTCCCCGTGCAAGCCAACCAAGTCCAACGGGATGAGGACTCGGAACATGCCGGACGACGACCCGGACAAGTGGAACGAGTTCAAGACGTATGCCGAATATGACGTGATTGCCGAACGCGACATCGTGGAACAGCTGGACCAATTCCCATTCCCGGAGTTCGAACGTAGGAACTATCTCGTAGACCAAAGCATCAATGACCGGGGAATCCTGATAGATCTCGACATGGCCGGGAACGCCATCTCTTTCGATGAGGTGTACACGGAGGAGATGACCGACCGAATGAAGGAACTGACGGGCTTGGATAACCCGAACAGCTTGGCCCAGTTGAAGACTTGGCTTAGCACTAATTTCGGGCTCAACTTCCCTGCATTGGGAAAGCCCGAAATTCTCGAATATCTGAAAAACAATCCGGAGGCTCCCGATCTGGTCAAGGAGGTCCTCGCTGGTCGACTTGCACTGTCCAAGACCTCAACTAAGAAGTACATTGCTATGCTCAATTGTGCTGCTAAAGACCAGAGAGCTCACGGGTTATTCCAGTTTTACGGGGCCAACAGAACAGGACGTTGGTCGAGTCGTATGATCCAGCTCCAGAACCTCCCCCAAAACCACATGAAGGACTTGGACCTCGCCAGAAACATAGTAGAGAAAGGAGACTACGACCTTGCCGAAATGTGTTACGACAATATCCCGAATGTTTTGTCCGAGCTCATCCGGACAGCCTTCATAGCCCCGGAGGGAAAAATGTTTGCAGTAGCCGACTTTAGTGCTATTGAGGCCCGGGTCCTGTCTTGGTTAGCCCAGGAGAAATGGCGACTCGACGTCTTCAACACCCATGGCAAGATCTACGAGGCATCAGCATCACTCATGTTCGGGGTCCCCATTGAGCAGGTTACGAAAGGATCGGACCTCAGACAGCGGGGCAAGACGGCAGAATTGGCACTCGGATATGAGGGGTCGGTCAACGCAATGGAGAAGATGGACAAAGAGAAGAAGCTGTCCAAAAAGGAAATGTACTCCATCGTAGCTCTTTGGCGTCGAGCCAATCCTAAAATCGTTGAGTTTTGGGCTGAGGTGAACGAAAAGGCCATTGAGTGCGTCCAGACCAGAAAGACTAAAAAGGTAAGTTGCCTCGTATTTGAACATGACGGAACCAATCTGACAATAGCCCTCCCAGCGGGGAGAAAATTATACTACAGAAATCCCCGGGTGAGACCCAACAGGTTCGGGCAGACTGGCATTGTCTATGACGGCATGGTCCAGTCAGTAGGATGGACTGAGGTAGAGACTTACGGGGGCAAACTGGTGGAGAACATAGTCCAGGCAATCTCCCGGGATCTTCTCGCCGAAGCAATGTACAGACTAAGCATTATGAAAGACTTCGAAATAGTAATGCACGTCCATGATGAAGCCATTGCAGAGGTAGACGAAGACCGAGCCGGGGATTGTCTGGAGACTATGTGTAGAGTTATGGGGGAGGATCTTCCTTGGCTGAACTGCTTGCCAATGGGATTGCCTCTCAAAGCAGACGGATACGTTACTAAATTTTATAAAAAAGACTAATGACATACGATGGGGAACTTGACATTGCAATCGGACTGAGTGCAAGATCAAAAGTATGGAGCAACAAGAAACTGAAATGGTCTGAATTGGTCAGTCGACTCGGGGAGGAGAATAAGACCACTGAAACATTCAAGGAATTTGTTTCTGCAAGCAAGGAGGACCAGCTCAAAATAAAGGACGTAGGCGGATACGTCGGGGGCTACCTGAGAGGAGGCAAAAGAAGCCCGGCCAATGTGGTCCACAGACAGTTGATGACACTCGACTTGGACTTTGCCCACAAAGACCTCTGGGATGACTTTACTCTCCAGTTTGACAATGCAGCTGTTCTGCATGGGACTCACAAACACTCAGATGCGTCTCCCCGGTACCGACTAATAATGCCACTGAGCAGAGAAGTCACGGCTGATGAGTATGTGGCCATAAGCCGAAAAATTGCCGGGATAATCGGCATAGACCTTTTCGACAATTCAACTTTCGAGACCAACCGACTCATGTTCTGGCCTTCTACGCCGAAGGACATGGACTACTACTTTAAGGTTCAGGACGGTCCATGGATTGATGCTGACGAGATCCTCAACTCCTATGCCGATTGGAAGGACTCATCACTTTGGCCCACAGCTTCGTCCCGTTTCGAAGCTGTCGACAGAGCCGTTAAGAAGCAGGAGGACCCAACCATAAAGAGGGGGCTCATAGGAGCGTTCTGTAGGACTTACTCCATCCCCGAAGCAATAGATACCTTCCTTTCCGACATTTATGTCCCATCAGCATTGGAAGATCGATACACTTACACAAAAGGTAGTGCATCGGCTGGTCTTATAGTGTATGAGGACAAGTTTGCTTATTCTCACCACGGGACTGACCCGTGTGGGGGCAAACTTTGCAATGCGTTTGACTTGGTCCGCATACACAAATTCGGCCACCTTGACGACAAGGTCAAGGATCCCTCGTCGAAGTTGCCAAGTGTGTCAGCAATGGAGGAGTTCGTACGCAATGACCCAGACACTAAGACAACCATTGCCAACGACCACATCAACAGTGCCAAGTACGAGTTTGCCGATCCAGAGCATGATCGGACTCAGGAAGAAGTCGTCGAAAAGGAGGTTGACCTGGAGGCTGAGAGCGTCGAGTGGATGAAGGAGCTGGAGGTTGATACTCGGGGAGCGTACCTCTCGTCGGATGCCAACCTCAACCTCATATTTGCAAACGACCCCCGGTTCAAAAGACTGTTCAGACAGAACGACTTTGACGGTAAGAGGTATGTTTTCGGGAATCTCCCGTGGCGTCGGGTTGTTAAGCCGGAGCCGGTCAAGAACGTAGACTATTCCGGGGTCCGGAACTATTTAGGTTGCGTATATGGCATAACGTCCTCCCTAAAGATCGACGATGCCATGGCTCTGGAATTTGAACGCAACCACTTCCACCCGATTCTGGACTACCTCAATGACCTCAAATGGGACGGGATCCAACGGGTAGACAAACTCCTGATTGACTACATGGGGGCTGACGACAACATCTACTCTCGCGAAGCCATCCGCAAGATGCTGGTTGGAGCAGTTGCCCGAGTTATGAATCCGGGGGTCAAATTCGACCTTGTGCTAATGCTCGTAGGACCCCAAGGATCCGGCAAAAGTACGTTCATCAAAAAATTGGGAAAATCCTGGTTTAGCGATACATTCCTGACAGTCCAAGGAAAGGAGGCTCTCGAGCAGATCCAGGGGGCATGGCTTATTGAAATAGCTGAGCTCTCCGGTCTCCGCAAAGCGGAGGTTGAGTCAGTGAAGCATTTCATATCTAAGTCCGAAGACTCATTCCGACCAGCGTATGCCAGAACTTCTGAGATATATCCCCGGCAATGCGTCTTTTTCGGCACCACCAACGACAGCGAATTCCTGAGAGACCCCACTGGCAACAGACGCTTCATGCCAGTGGACGTGGTCCCCAACAATGCCAAAAAAGACGTGTTCATGGAACTGGACGACGAGATAGATCAGATATGGGCTGAGGCAGTTGTCCTGTACAAATCCAAGGAAAAACTCTATTTGAGCCATGAAGCAGAAAAAATAGCCAAAAATGAGCAAAGCTCGCACAGCGAGTCGGATGAACGGAAAGGCATCATTGAGGCGTACTTGGAACGTCAGCTCCCGGACAACTGGGACTCAATGGACCTCTACCAGAGAAGAGACTTCCTGGTCGATGAGTTAAACCCCAAAGGGACCACCCCCCGAGACTACGTGTGTGTTGCTGAGATATGGTGCGAATGTCTTGGGCGGAACAGGGAGGACATGGACCGGTATAAGACCCGAGAAATCAATGACTTGTTGAAGAGCATGCCCGAATGGGAACCGTGCAAGTCTACTAAAAATTTCCTCATTTATGGAAAGCAAAAATATTACGTGCGAAAACTCGATTAATTTTGCAATGAGGGTGGGGTATGAAAAACATAGAAAGCGAAAAGACATTAGAGCGTTCGTTGAAGAATTCCGTAGAAGTAAAGCTCAAAGGGTGGTGCCTAAAGTTACTGTCGTCCCATATCACTGGGCTCCCCGATCGTATATGCCTTTTTCCTGGGGGGAGGATATTGTTTGTGGAACTGAAGGCCCCGGGCAAGAAACCCCGGAAGATTCAACTTTTCATGCACCGAAAAATTAGGGCTTTAGGTTTCAGAGTAGAGGTCGTAGACACCCCTGAACAAATTAAAAAAATAATAAAGGAGTATGAAGAACAATGCAAATTTAGCTCAGGCAAGAATTGACAGAGCAATTAAAGAAGAGGGTGACTACTATGCTACTCGCCCATCTATGGTTGAGAGATTTATTTCTCGGGTTTCGGATAAATATGAACTTGGAAAAATTTTAGAACCTGCTTGTGGGGGGGGTCACATTAGTATGGTCTTAGAAGATTATTCATTCGAAGTAGAATCATCAGACCTGTTCGATCGGGGGTTTGGCCATACGGGGTTTAACTTTTTAGAGAGGACCGAATTATTCGAGGGTTCAATTATAACGAACCCCCCTTATTCACTGGCTGATGAATTTGTTAAAAAAGCGATAGAGATCCAAAAGGGGACAGGGATAATCGCAATGCTATTTCAATTACAGTGGATAACTGCTCAAAAAAGGGCTGTGTTTGAACCATATTTGTCGGATATATACATCCTTAGAGGGCGCGAGGGTTGCGGTAAAAACGGAGACTTTTCCACAGTACTAAGAGCCATCAATTATGCGTGGTTTGTGTTTAGAAAAGATTTCGAGGGAGTAAAAGAAGTACACATAATATGAAATATAGTGACTTACATGATTATCAGCTCACGTCTATAGACCATATCATAAACAACACCCACTGTGCTCTGTTCCTGGACATGGGATTGGGTAAAACAGTGTCTACTTTGACAGCCATCAACGAGCTCATGTTTAAAGAGGTCGAGGTCCGACGAGTATTAGTCATAGCTCCCAAAAGAGTAGCCGAATCAGTCTGGACACAGGAGGTCGAGAAATGGGACCATTTGAAGCACATTAAAGTGTCTCGCATCATCGGAACAGAACGTCAACGTCGTGAGGCTCTCGCCAAGAAGGCAGACATATACACCATCGGGAGAGACAACGTGGCTTGGCTATGCGGGCTCTACGGGGGATCTTGCCTACCATTCGACATGGTGGTCATCGACGAGCTCAGCAGTTTCAAGAACCCCAAGTCAATCAGATTCAAAGCTCTTAAGCACGTTCAGGCTTCACTCTCCCGAGTAGTAGGTTTGACTGGTACCCCGGCACCCAACGGTCTTATGGACCTTTGGGCCCAAATGTACCTCCTGGACCGGGGAGAGCGCTTGGGCAAATACATATCCCACTATCGTGACAACTACTTTAAGCCAGGACGTAGAAACGGGCATATTGTATATTCGTACGACATATCCAAAGAGAATCAGGAGCGGATATACTCAAAGATCGGGGACATCTGCATGAGCATGAAAGCTAAGGACTACCTCGATCTCCCAGAGCGCATCGACAACATAATCGAGATCCAGATGCCCCCAGAAATCCAAAAAGCTTATGACTCCTTCGAGGAGGAACAAGTTCTCAGCATGATCGATCAGCTCGGGGGCTCAGTGGAGATCCCGGCCGTCAATGCAGCAGCTTTGTCCACTAAGCTCCTCCAGTTTGCCAATGGAGCAGTGTACGATGAACAGAGAGTGGCTCATGAGGTGCACACGTTGAAAATTGAAGCCACGAAGGAACTCATTGAGGATGCCGGGGGGCAGTCAGTCCTCATAGGTTGGACATTCCAGCATGACAGAGACCGGCTCATGAAGGCTCTCGCCAAGTATAAGCCCCGGGAACTCAAAACGGAGAAGGACATCGTTGACTGGAATGCTGGCAGAATCCAGGTTCTTTTGATGCACCCGGCTTCCGGGGGTCATGGGCTCAACCTCCAAGCCGGAGGACACCGCATCATCTGGTTTGGGCAGACCTATTCTCTCGAGCTGGAGCAACAGTTCAATGCTCGGCTTGACCGACAAGGACAGAAAGAGGTCGTGATAGTCAATAAACTGGTATGCTCGAAGACAGTGGACCAGGACGTCATAAGAGCCCAGAAAGCGAAGACCCGGGGACAGGATGCTCTCATGGAAGCTGTAAAAGCGAGGGTCGAAAAATATCTGAAAAAACATCGCAAAACATCGTAGTATTTGTAGCAGAAGTATTATATTTGTGATACAAACAAAAGGACAATGAAACGATATCACTACGAATTAATGGACGAGGGCTACAATTGCTACGAAGCAGTTATCCCCGACGGAAGAATCAAAGCCAGAGCCATTGCTCAAGCAAAGCGAGCAATGAGGGACTTGGGGGCCAAAAGGGCTCGACTGGCAGTCTATAGCCTGAAAACCTTCCGTCTATTGGCCGTAATCACAGTCGAATTGGATTGAAATAATTTCAATTTTTCTGGTGAAAATTTTTTTCAATTGGATATTTTTTCTTACTTTTACACTACACTTAACAACTAAACACTATGGAAAAGTTTATCGAAAAGTACAAGAGCTACAGCACGAAGGTTCTCCAGAAGCTGGCAAAGGTCAAGACGGGCGATGAGCTCGACGTCATCAACTCTATCCTCGCATCGAGGGGAGCATCCCAGGAGCATCCGGCAGAGGAGGGCGCTGTCTACAACGCTACCGAAACGGAAGAGTACAAAGCCGAGAACGGCATCAAGGAGAACGACGAAGTCGCCGAGGAGAAGCCGAAAAAGTCTCGCAAGACCAAGACCCCGAAGGAGCCCAAGGAACCCCGCCCGTTGAGGAAGGAGATCTCGGCGGAGGAGGCAAAGGCTAACCTCGAGAATGCCAAAGCCAACATCGGTCGCTTCTGCAAGTTCACCTGCACGAAGACCAAGGAGCAGACCGACGGCATCATCATCGGAGTTCGTCTCGACCCCCGCAACAACTTCATCCAGTACCGCATCAAGACCAACGACGGTCACGTCTGGGGAAAGGGCATCGACTCGAAGGACCTGGGGCTTGGCGAGATGGCACCGGTTCCCGAAGAGACCGAGAAGCCGAGGCGCGGCCGGAAGAAGGCAGCTCCCGAAGCAGCTCCCGAAGCAGAACAGAGCGAGCCGGAGAACGCACCGGCTGAGGAGTAAGTAAGAGCTCCTCGCCCAGTGGAGCCGTCACTCCATTGGGCACCCCGGAGTGGTACAGGAGGGTTCGAGTCCCTCCCCGGGGTCTAATCTATATCTAATCTATATATTAAAAATTATGGAAAAGTTCATTAAATTCCTGGAAGACAACAACGCATGGGAAAACTTTGAAAGAAATTTCATCGAGCAAGGGAAAGACGTAGAAGAGTACAAAAGGTTTTGCAAAATATTCGATAGATCCCATTTATCCGTCGCATTCACGTGGTCAAAGACAAGAGAAGGACGCGAATATTGGTCTGAGATAGATCAAAAATGGAAAGAAGAAAATAAATCACTTAAAGAGAGACTATTGAGCGATGACTAACAGGGAAAAAGCAATCAAAGAGATCGGGAAGGTGTGGCTGGACGCGACCCTCCCCGGGGTCTAACCTAATAAAACAACAAAATCGTGGAAAAATTCATCAAATTCCTGGAAGCAAACAACGCATGGGAAAACTTCGAAAGAGCATTTAGAAACTACGGCAGAGACGTAAAAGGGTACAAAAATATGTACAATAAAGACCCTAAAAAAGCATTAACCGGTGCATTCACATGGGGACTCACAGAAGAAGGACACGCATATTGGTCTAAACTAAATGACAAATGGTTCCAGGAAAGCACACCCCTTAAAGAACAACTATTGAGCGATGACTAACAGGGAAAAAGCAATCAAAGAGACCCGGCAGGTATAGCTGGACGCGACCCTCCGAAAGGAAGAATTAATCGGAAAAATTATGAGTAACATACTTAAACACGCTGACAAAATCATCAACGAGCGGGCAGAGGAAAAGGAGAGACAATACGGACCGTTCATGGAATGCAACCAGAAGGCCGCAGAGATCGCCTCGGTCATTACCGGTAAGCCTCTGACCGCTCTTGACGTGTCTTGGGTCCAAGTGGCAGTGAAAATGGCACGTGAATCCAATGCACACAAGGAGGACAACCTCCTTGACATGGTAGCTACAATTGGGGCCATCAACAACGAACTCGAGGACCCCAAGCCGTTAAAAGCTCCGGGGGTGGTACCTACGTACTTCTCAACCATTTCGGAGGCTGTAGACTTCATCCGGATCAGTCCCATCGAGGTGCATGAGATCAAACATGTTCTCACCGAGGAGGGACCCCGAATAGCTGTATACTACTCGCCCAAAGAAGATCCGGGGCAATGTAACCCGTTCACAGAGATCAAGCCATGAACACACAAGACTTTAAGCCATTCATTAAGAGCTGGGAAGAGATTTATGCCCTCCAGGGGGAGCTCCAACTCATGTACAGACCTTACTTCAAGGAACGTATCGCGAACTTTGACATCAACACTTTGGAGGATCAGGAGCTTTTCAAAAAACTCTGTTGGCAGATTGTAGAGGAACTCGCTGAGGCAAAGGAAGCTATTGAGGAGGAACTCGATGACGAGCACTTTTACGAGGAGCTGATCGACGCATTCAACTTCATGTTGGAGCTCTACCAGCTTTATGGCATGACTCCTTCTTTCGACTGGACGCTGCCTAAATGGGCAAAGGATTTGGAAGACGGAGATTTTGCGGAAGATCTGCTCACCTTAATCGGAAACATCGGCATGACCGCAAACTGTCTCAAGAATCGGGAGTGGAGACAATCTCAGTACATGGTTGACTTGGTAGTTTTCGAGGACCGGCTCAAGGGGATATGGACTTCCTTCGTCATAATGTTCGAGCATTTGGGTCTCTCCGAGAACCGAGTCAAAGAGCTCTGGTCGTTGAAGTATCAAGTAAATCTGTTTCGCATCAAATCCAAATACTGACATGGGTAGAATATTCAAAGACTGTTTCGAAATGATCCGGGAGATGGATCGGGAGCTCAAGGTTTCCGGAATCACGGTTCCGGTCAACCATTACCAAAACCAAGAACTCAGCGGGGACGACCGGCTCACCAAGGAACTCATCGGGGTGAGCTTCGTCATCTCGAAGCCGTATCTCGGCAAACGTGAGATGCTCGACTTCATGTTCAAAGACGAGGCCGAGCTCATCGAGAAGTATTGCCGAGCAGAGCTCTCCGACCGGCTTGACCGAAACGGGGTCAATCCGGGTAAGAGCTGGGAGATCCGCCGGGACTTGTGGCAGAAGCTGGTGAGCAAGACTCGTCAGGAGGGTCGCTTCGACTACACCTATTCAGAGCGTCTGCACATTTTTCACAAGGGACCCGAAATACACCAGTTGGACAATGTCATCATGACTCTCCGGGACGACCCGCACTCCAGACGAGCAATGGTCATGATCTTCGAGCCGGAGGACACCCGGGCAACAGCCGGGGCTTTGACCCGAGTACCTTGCTCCGTAAGCTACCAGTTCCTCATCCGAAACAATCGGCTCCACGTGATATATTACATTCGGAGCAATGACTTCTTCAAGCACTTCGCAATTGACATCTGGTTGACGGAGGCCATGATGGACTACGTGTTCAACATCCTCGCAGCCACCTACCCCTCTCTCAAGAAGGGATCTCTGCATTACTTCGCTGGGTCCCTCCATGCATACAACGAGGATCTTTCCAAATGGGTAATCTACTAAGTTATGACTATCGACGAAGCAAGAGCTAAAGCTCATCAGCAATATGACGATTGCATGTTCTGCCCGGGATGCTCGAAGCTCCTGACTGGGCTCCACATGGAGAGCAGGTGCTACACCAACTGGATCGAGAAGAAGGCACAACAAATCCTCAAAAACTCGAAGAAGAGACATGACGGGAGGAAGTGAGGAGCCTATCATCATCGGGCTGGCAATAGCAGTAATAATTGGAATAGGGATCATATGTCTCATGGACGCTCTCAGAAACAAACTAAAGTGATATGTGTGGAATAAGTATAACAAGAAGGGCTAACGCCATTGACCAGATACAGCATAGGGGCATCGAATCCGCCCAGATTGCCGAAGGAGGATGGTTTCTCGGTCATGTCCGTTTGCCCATTCAGACTGAACCAGGCGATGGTCTGGCTCAGCCTATAGAGTTAGCCGAAAACAACGGGTGGCTTCTCTACGTGGGGGAGATCTACAACTATCCTACGAGATATTCCAGCGACGTCGAGTATCTCCGCGACTTGTTTGGGTCCAACTGCTTGGAGGACATTATCCTTGAAGCCAACCACTGGGATGGCATGTGGGCAATATGCTGGTACCGGAAGGGTCAAATTATTGCTTTCACCGACCCTCTCGGAAAGAAGCAGCTCTACTACAACCAATTCGGGGAGATCTGCTCGGAGATAACCCCGTTGGTGTCGAACTTCAAGGACTTCGACCGGTATTACCAGTCGGAAGTCTTCAAATGGGGGTACAACTGGGATGACAGAACTCCATGGAACACCGTTAAGCGCATCATGCCGAACACGGTCTACTCCTTCGACAGCATGCGGGTAACTCCGACTGTCATCCGTAGGGACTACTTCAATTGGGAACTGCGGAGTAAGACATACCATGGCGGTAGGGCGCGATTGGCTCCGGAGCTCCGGAAACGAGTCTCTGAGTCCATACGACGCAGGGCCCTGTATTCCAAGACCCCAGTCGGGGCTCTGGTTTCGGGAGGACTGGATTCGTCCATAATTGCCTCTATTCTTCATCGAATGGGCCTGGGGGTTAATCTCTATATGGTGGAGAATAATGAATCAAAATTTGGCATGCTATTGTCCGAATTTTTAGGGGTTTCTATCACCTCTCTTGGCCCTATCCCCGATGATGATTGCCTGGAGAGGTGTCTCCGCTACAACGAAACCCCCATCGACTTGGGCTCCATGATCCCCCAGTTCCGACTCATGGAGAAGGTACGAGAGAAGGTCATCCTGACCGGGGATGGAGCTGACGAACTCTTCGGGGGCTATCGCCGAGTAGATGACTACGACTCCCAGCTCTCAGACGTGTTCCAGGAGCTTCCGTTCTACCACATGCCTCGGCTTGACCGAGCCTCCATGAGGAGCACAGTCGAACTTCGGTCCCCGTTCCTGGGGCATGACGTTGTCAGGTTTGCTCTTCGCTTGCCCCGGGAGGACAGAACTCACAAGCGCATTCTCAAAGATGCTTTCAGCGACGTCCTGCCCCGGGAGATTCTCGAACGTCCCAAAGAGCCTCTCAAGTGCCAAAGTATCCGACAGGACCCGATGGCGTACCGCAAGAAGTGTCACGAAACATTCTACAACTTATGGCAATAGCTATCGGATATTACCGGGTGTGGTTTAAAGAAGATGACTCCAATACGGAGGCTCAGTGGTTCAAAATGACGCTCCGTAAGGGGTCTGTTAGACCTTCCATACGTTCCATAAATCGGGAAGAGGCTTTGTGGTGGATCAAGTCCCGAAAAATGAAAGACGTTACCCCAGGCAATGCCTGGGGCAAGATATTCGAATCGGATGGTCAACCGTTCAGGAAGGCATTTCAGGAGCTGCCTCTTCACACTCGGTATAATTTCATAGAAGGAGCATCACTCTCATCAGGCACAACACACCGAGCTCGACTCGAAAAATATTTTAAAAAATGAAAATCGTAAAAGTAAGAAATGTCAAGACTCCAACCAGAGGAACGGGTCTGTCCGCTGGGCTGGACTTCTACATCCCGGAAGACTTCAAAGCCAGACAGATCTGGCCGGGCGAAAGCATCAACATCCCATCCGGGATCAAAGCTCAAATCCCCCGGGGGTGTGCCCTCATCATGTTCAACAAGAGCGGTATTGCCACCAAGCACCAGCTCCAGGTTGGAGCCTGCGTGGTTGACGAAGACTACCAAGGAGAGATCCATCTGCATGTCATGAACGTCGGCAAGGAAGTCGTCGTCCTCAAGCCGGGCATGAAACTGGTTCAGGGTTTGGTGATGCCGGTCTTATACGTCGGGGTGGAAGTTCTCGAGTCGGAGGACGAGCTTTTCCCGCAATCGACTGAAAGAGGACAGGGGGGCTTTGGGTCCACGGGGGAATAGGACCCCCGGCCCCAAAAGTTGATGGTTTTATTGTTTCTTTGTTTACAATTTTCTCATGGCCCCGGTCCCAAAAGTTGGTCAAACCATTGTTTCATTGTTTACAAATCAGGGGGACCCCCGGCCCCAAAAGTTGATAAAACCATTGTTCCATTGTTTATTGGCAAAAATCTCGACAGCCCCTCCCCTAAAATCCGGGGGACCCCTATTGTTTATTGTTTATCTTTCCAATGGAAAGAATCCCAAACCATTGATAATCAATCACTTAAATTGAAACAGCAGTAAACAATGAGAAACAATAATAAACAATCATTGTTTCTCGATAATCGATTGAATATCAATGATTTAGGCCCTTGTAAACAATGTAAACAATAATTTAGGAGGAAAACCTGAATAGGGAATATGAGGAAAATTATGACCAATTTAGGAAATGAAAAATCACAAAATAGAGTGCACAGAAACATTGTTTACATTGTTTCTCGGGAGGAGAATTGGGGACCTAATCAATTGAATATCAATCACTTAGGTGAGAAACAATAGGGAATTTTATTGTTTACTACTGGTCAAATATTGTTTATTATGAAAAAAACTGAGAAATTGGGGCTACCCCCAACTGGAAAACTTGGAGTGTTCCGGCGATGGCTGGGGATCTACTCAAAAGAGGAGCGGGAGGTCCTGGACTACGCCCGCAAATTGAAAAAGACAACCATGCAAATAGCACGGGGTCAGCAGAGTCTGCTGTCCCGTCCGAAATGGATGCGGCACGAGGACTGGGTTGAGGTCCGCAAATTACAAAACAAATTAGAAAGGAGGCGTAGAAAATGATTGCAATTTACCTGTTGGCCATTATCGGCCTGTTCGCGATTTTCGGCGGGATCCGCCAATGGTGGATCAGTCCCAAACGGAAATTGAACAGATCCATCAAACAGATGGAGAGAGCGGAGAGACGGATTCAAAAGTTCAAAAAGAAGTCGTAGGCGAGTAGAGTCAGTAGAACTGATAGAGTCAGTAGAACTGACAGAGTCAGTAGAACTGGTGCCAAATTGGGCCTTCTCTCGACCCACAAATACTGGACGGCACTCGCGCATATGAAAATTAAAACCAAACAAGCATGAAAGCAAAACACTTTAAGCAGCTCGGGAAAAACTGGGCTTTGTACTCGGAAGTCAATACCAAGTACTGTAATTGGACCCCATCCATCGCAACGGTCCACGAAGGTATGATTTGGCCGAACGGCATTTCGGTCAAGTTCCTGTGGTTCGGCGTGACCCTCATTCGCGTAAGCGAATAAATTAAAGATCCCCGGGGCCAAACGCTCCGGGGATTGTTGTGCAGAAATAAATTTTTAATTTGTATAAGGTTTGATTATATTTGAGGCATGGCACGAAGTACATATAAAATGAGTCCGCTCGCCTATATGGAGGAGGGACAGAAAAGGCGAGACGCCGGAGAATTTGTAAAGCCCACCGATGCGGAGGAGCTTTACTTTGCATTCATTGAGTATTGCAAATTCATGAAGGATAACTATTTCTCCCAAGCTCACGTGAATAAGAATGGCGACGACTGCAGCGTCTACATTTCCCGCCCGATGACCATCGAGTCATTCAGACTGTTCGCTGGACTAAATCCTGTTGAGTACGGGGAACTCACGGGGGACCCGGTAGCAGCTGCAATTGGTGGTACCATCGAGGATGCCATCAATTCCCAGCAAATTGAGGGAGCCCTGGTTGGCAAGTACGCTGCCAGCCTCATCCAGGTGCTTCAAGGACGCAAGACCAGTGTCAATGTAACGGGAGGCATCACTCTCGAGCAGATAACAGGAATGGAGGTAAAATAAGATGGGACGCCGGCTTCAATTTGACACCAAAGGCAACGAGAAGCAGAAGGAAGTGGCTCGGTTATGGCTTGATGACTCAGTCACTGACATTCTGTATGCTGGCACGAAAGGTGCTGGCAAATCGTACCTCGGGTGTTCCTTGATAGCCGGCGATGCCCTCACCTATCCGGAGACATTTTATTTTATTGCGCGTAAGACGGCCGCCGACTTAGTCCGATACACCATACCCTCCCTCTACGAGGTATTCACCCATTGGGGTATCACGGAGGACTACTACCACTTCAATGGTCAATACAATTTCTTCGAGTTGTACAATAAAAGCCGCATCTACCTCATCGATGCCAAGTATAACCCCAGCGATCCCATGTACGAGAGATTCGGGTCCATGCAGATGACTCGGGGATGGATCGAAGAGGGCGGAGAGTTTATCCGCGAGGCGAAGACCAACCTCCAGGCTTCCATCGGTCGTTGGAAAAACGACGTATACAAGTTGGCCCCCAAGCTCCTTATAACCTGCAACCCGTCCAACAATTTTCTCTTTACGGACTACTACAAGCCATGGAAGGAGAACAAGCTGCCTCCTTGGCGTCGGTTCGTCAAAGCTCTGCCCCAGGACAACAAGACTCTCCCGGACAGATACATCGAAGGACTTCTCCAGAACCTGACCCAATCGCAGATCGAGCGATTGGTATTTGGCAACTGGGAGTATGCCGACGACCCGAATTGGCTGGTCGATTATGACGCAGTGTGCGACATGTTCAGCAATGAGTTCGTACTCCCGACGGGCGACAGGTTCATCAGCACTGACCTTGCCGGAAAAGGCCGAGACAGTTGGGTGGTTGGAACCTGGGATGGCATGGTATGCCGGATTCCAGTTGCAAAAAGCTTCTCGGAAGGCAAGGAGATGGAGGAGAAGATCGCCCGATTGGCTACCGGTCTTAAAGTCCCCAGGTCAAGCATCGTCTCAGACGCTGATGGGCTTGGATTCTACTTGGAGAGCTATCTGAGAGGCATCCGGGAGTTTCACGGGGGACAATCAGCAATTGACTCCAAGACGTACAACAATGTCAAGTCGGAGTGTGCATTCAAGTTGGCGGAACTCATCAACAAGCGCCAGATCCACATCATCTGCTCACCAGAAGTTCAGGAGAAGATCAAGCAGGAGATGACGGTCCTCAAGTCCAAGAACACGAACTCCGCTGAGCAGAAGCGAGAGCTCATCTCTAAGGACACCATGAAACAGCTCCTTGGCAGATCTCCGGACTTCCTGGACATGCTCATCATGCGAATGATATTTGAGATAAAGCCGAAGGCGACTGGCATGAAGTCCGCCAAAATCATAATCCCCGCAAAACGATGACATTACCTATCATAGACCACATACGCTTGATGCTTCAGGATCTTGCTCCTGGAGCAGTGTTTGAGTGCGACCAGGCTCGGATGCTGAATGTCAAAGTGGACACAATGCCTCGATTTGAGACTGGGCTCAACGGAGAGGTCATCAAGGACTCAATGGGAAATCCGGTCAGCACTACGTTCATCTACATCGAGGAACCGCTTCAGGGGTACTATGACATACCATACAGAGGCCACCAGAGACAGCGATTGCCTTTGATGATCTATTTCTGTAAGTTCGAGCCGATGGGGAATGACGCTTACAAAGGTGACACCCCATTCAGTACTGAGTCCAAGACGACATCGAGGCTCATCCTGAGAGACGAGCTGGAGAGAACGCTCGTAAGACCCTTCCTCCGTCGGTTGAAGACTTCCAGACTTGGCATGCTTTACCCAGAGATGATGAGCACGGTACGAATAGTCTACCCGTCTGCCAGATTTGATGCTAACGAGGTCAGTGTGGGCATTGAGCTGACTACATATTCCGACTGGTGCATTTGGTCCGAAGATCCCGGCATGGACCTCATTGGCAAGAGATTGGTGGACTTGCCCGTTGGTACTGACCTGTCCGGCAGAATGATCCGATGCATGACCCCCGAGCCTTTCTTCACAGCTGACCCAAACGTTCCGGGCTATATCTCTTGGAAGTTTGACGAAACGAGGAGATTTGACTTGTCTGTCGGGATTACGAGTGGAGCTAACGGTTACGCATACTTACGAATCCGCTTTAGTAATATAAGACCAAATTGGTCCGAGAGATATTACTTAATCCTAGAGTCTGCCCGGGGGGACACGAACTTGTGGTATAGCCCAGCTTTTACATTCAAGGTCCCCGAAGGATCGACGGTCCTTGACCCGGCTCCCGAGGCATTTAAGCAATATCCATTTAACGCGCTCACAATAGTAGGATGATACAGCGAATCGACATACAAGGTGGTCAGATGACGTTCGGCCAACGCATAGAGCTTGGTCGGATCATCACTGAAAAGGAGCTGACCGACATCGACAAGATGAAGGAAGGAATGCAATGTCTTGGGGTCAAATGGAGTCTGAGGAACACCTCGGAAATTGTCGAGTACTGGTATGAGGTTCTCATGGGCATTAAGTACTGGATCGAACGAGAACAGACGGAGCTCAAGTACGAGCCCAGTGCTGAGGAGAAGGCAGCCGGCATTGCTCAACTCTCTTTGGTGGTTGGCGAGATGGCCACCATCACTGCACTGGCCAAGGACTACTCGAAAGACCCGGACGAGATTCTGGAGTGGAAATACGGAAAGGTGTACAACCTCCTTTTCACCAACTTGCAGAGCCACCTCTTCCGGGAGCGATTGAACAAGGAACTGGAGCGGAAGGCTCAGCAGAAAGCCAATGCTCGCAAACCCAGAAACAAATGGCGGTAGAACTGGAACAGATATTGGCTGAGGGACTCACCCAGATGAGGGATGAGATTATCCGGGCATCACAGGACGCCGGGCAGGAAGCTTCGGGCAGAACCTATGCTCAGATAACAGTGCAGACAGGACGAGAAGGTGAAACAGTTTGGGGGACAATCGAAGCCCCGAACTACTTCTACACTCTCATCCGGGGACGAGGTCCTGGCAAGATCCCCGCCAATCTGGGGCAGATAATCATGGAGTGGGCAAAGCTCAAAGGCATCACCTTCTCGGACCCAAAGGATCTGGTCCGATTCGGAAATGCCACTGCATGGAAGATAAAGCGAGAGGGCTCAGAGCTTTACCGCAATCACATTTACGTTGACTTGGTAGACACTCCTGCGGACAACTTCGAGGAGTACCTGTCTCAGCATTTGGACAAGATGATGAAGGTCCTCATCGAGGAGGCATTCACTCCTGACAACAATATGGACCACGGATATATAATATAACGCGATATGGCAATCACAAATCAACCGGCTGACGACTCCCTATTCTCAGCATATTCGCAAATACCAGTTGAGACAGACAACTTAACATCCGGGCTTGAGATCAAGACTCAGAACCCCGATAAGGCCAACATGATCTCGCTTAACATCATTGACAACGAGCGATCCGAGGTGCTTGACAACAGTGACGGCGCCGATGAAGAATGGTTCAGAGAGTTCGTAATACCCCGGAGGATGGAATCCGGAGAATGGTATGCTTTTCGGGTTGGCTCTGTCATAGCGAACGTGGAAACTCCCCTGACGGTCGCACTATACCAAGGAGACGCAGAAGGCCATGGGGTGCTCTTGGTTGCTGTGACCGACCTAACGATTGACTCTCCCACGACATGGCTTGCCCAAGTCCCGCCTACCGAAAACGTTACATACGGTAACACGGTCCTGAGAATATATGCTGGGCAGGCAGGATCAACATCTGGGGTGAAGATAACACTGATCAACATGTCTTTGACCTACGGGAAGAACTTTATCAGCTATAGCCCCAGCTCAGTGAAAGCAGCAAACTCACTAACTGAAAGCATCGACATCTACAGAGACTTGGGATTCGGGCCGAAGAAGAAGAAATACGATCTCAGCTTTTTAGCTAAAGCTGGGTTCCAGAATCGCCCCAGAACATTCCCGTACACTGAAATCCCCTTTGTCATTGACTACAACCTCATATCGGCATATGCCTACAGAGGCATTGGTGAACAGGATTTCAATGTCCGGTATGCCTCCCGGGGAGTACGACCCCGAGGACACAACGTCAACTTCACCCTGTCAGATATAGGACTGGCATTGACTGACAGAACTCCTGACAACAACAGGAATCTGTACGTAAAAAAATACTATGGGTACCCATACTCCGTCACCCTGTTCCCGAAAGGAGTTTTGAGAATTAGTCCCGCTATCTCGGTCGACGTTAGTGTTAAGCCGACTTCGGAATCGGTAGAAGACCAATTTGGCATTTCCAGTCGACTCAACATCCCGCTTGTGCTCGAATTTAATGACGAGTATGCTGACGGAGCTGACTACGTAAAATTCAGACTTTCTGGTGGAGTATTCCCTAATAGAGCATGGAATATCATATTTGTCGACACGGAGGTACCTTGCAACCCATTCTATATTCGCTGGATAAACCGAAAAGGCGGATGGGATACGTACATGTTTGAGCAACACAAGAAGTATACTCAGGAAATTGACAGAGAAGACCGATACGTGTTGGCTAATGCCCGGAATCCTTATACCTCAGAGACGAGGGGGGAGTTAGCTCCAGAGGTTAAGAACATAGTCCAAGCTGGAGCAGAACAGCTTGACGAGAACGACTTCAACCTGCTCAAAGGGATTGCTCTCTCGCCTTTGGTCCAGGTTTACAACTATCAAATTGAGTCATGGCAACGAGTCCTCGTAGACGATACTGATCTGACTTGGGACACTAAGGCCCCACGGAACACTGTTAGCTACGAGTTCCAACTTATTGACGAACAAACACAGTGGTAATATGAACTACGAACTACTCATGAAAGGTATTGACGGAGAGGTCTGGTCATTGGACCTCCCGCTTGATGCTCCTGCGATGAATTACCAGATCAACAACCTGGCGGAGCTGAAAGACCGGAATGCCTCATACTCCCAGCGGATCAGCCTTCCCAGGACGACCCACAATGAGCAAGCATTCCAATTCAGTTTTGTAGTTGGCTCGGGTTCGGATGTGCCATACATGAAGTTTCCTTGCCAACTATTCTATGAGGGAGCACTCATATCCCCGGCTGGGGCAGTATTGAACATCGTAGACGTATCAGATACATCGATCGGGGTCCAGATCCTCGGGGCAACCGCCGACTTGTTCGATACACTAAACAACACTGACGCGAAGGACCCCGGGGATGGCATGTTCCTCCTCAAGTGGTACACGGACACAATGGGACGGACAGAGCGATACCTCACCGGTCCTGATGAGGTTAAAGTCCTGTACTTTTGGCTGTATGCAACTCTACAAAAGAACCCGAACATCCCCCCGGTCTCGATGGAGGCAATCCGGCAAGTCCGAGAGTTGGACAAGTTCTACCCCCACCTCAACTGGTATGATCTCGTAACGTGGATCTTCGCCCGAGAAGGTTACAGTCTTGAGACTGACGTGGATCCCGTCGACCGAGCCGAAATGTTTTTGCCTTGCACTTACCCCGTTTTGGCAGACAATCCTCGTGCTCCGAAAGCATCCGGAACTGGCTGGATCCGGGATCCCCCGATTGGCACTACGGTCGGCGTGATATGGCAAGGCTATCCCGGGGTAACTCTCAGTGACCCGGTCGCCGGACGTTTGATTATGGGCACCGTACCCGGAACATTCAACTGGATGACTCTATGGGATACTACAATCACGTTTAGTTTCGCATGGTCCAATCCTTCTTCCCTCCAAAATGGTTCGGTGATAGTCAAAGTTACCCACTACAAGAACGACGGAACCAATGCTATAGTGTTGGACAGAACTTGGATGTCGGGATCTTCCGGCAGCGTTTCGGTCGACATCCCGATGGAGGCAGGAGAGCACATACTGGTGTCCGGGGCTCTCGACACAGGCAATTACTCTCCCACTCGGTATGACATGAGATTTCCGGTCAGCATTACTGCTCCTCCCGCGCCGGAAACTTCCCCGGGGGATAAGCCTCAACCCGGATTAACCTATGACCTCCTGGCTTCGACTGGGTTTAAGAGCTTGGGGGACATAGTCAAAGCTTTCTTCCAGTTGTTCGGTCTGACTATAGACGTGAATCCAGCCTCCAAAGTAGCAAGAGCATACTCGACTCAGGAGTTCTACAACAGACGAAGCTCGTCCGGGAAAAATTGGTCTGACAAGCTGATAAAAGGCAAGGACACTAAACTTACGTTCCAGTTGTCCAACTATGCCCAGTCCAACGAGATAAAGCTGGAGGATAACAAGGACAACAATGTTACTGACTCGTACAAGTTCAGAATCCCGGACGTCAATCTCCAGCCCACCAAACTCCTGTTCCAAATTGGGTTCTTGGCAGGGCTCAACCAAGGCCTTTTTGATGAGGACACTACAAACAAGGTTCATATACTTGCTAACTACCCGATTTGGACTATCAATAGAGGCCGGATGGAGAACGGTGAACTGACCGAGACAACTTGGGAGTACAATGCTCTCAGTAAGCCTATGGTCGTCCATATCAGTAAGTTTGACTATATGTATCCACAGGTAAGCGTCGGCTATAGCCTTACCCGAGTCAAACTATATACGGCGTATTTCAAAAATTTGAACTACTACGTTCCTAAGTACTACGACAAGCTCATCAACAATATACTCAAAAGACCGAAGATCCTACAGACCCAGATTCTTTTGGATTCGCTCGACATCCAAAGTCTGGATCTGTTCAACCCCATATGGCTGGGAG